GGTGTCGATCCGCACCTTGTCGGCCTTGGCGCGCCGGTGGTTGAACCGCTCGCCGCTCCACATCGGATAGGCCTCGTGCGCCAGCGTTGAGGGCGTCGAAAACAGCGTCCGCGTGTAGATCTTGTGGGTGGACATGGCCGAGGCGACCTTGAACAGCTCCTCGAACCCGTAGATCCAGAAGCTCTCATCGATCACCACGTCGCCGTGATAGCCCTGCGCCGTGCGGTAGTTGGTGCCGAGGAAGTAGAGCTCGACCGGGTCGAGAGCTTCCGCTTCCTCGCCGTCCTCCCCATGCCCGTGTCCGCGCTGGATCACGATCGGCTCGCCCTTCAGCGTGACATTGCAGACCTTCTGCACCCACTGGACGATGTAGTTGCGGAAGATGTTCGCCTGCGCCCGGCTCGCCGACAGGAAGATCTGGTTCTTCCCCTCCTCGAGCGCCACCAGCAGCCGCTCCCGGGCGAAATACCAGGTCGCGCCGATCTGCCGGCTCTTGATGATGAACCGGGTCCGCAGGCTGGTGGTGGAAAGCCACGTCTCCTGGTGGCCGAACAGGCCGCCCTCGAAATCCTCGCGCAGCGCCTCGACCATGTCCGGCGTGATCCGGTTTTTGGCCGCGTCCTTCTTCGCCTGCGCCGCCGGGCCGGTGCGGTTCTTCACCCTGGGGTTGAGGTCGGCCTCGTTGCCCCCGTTCAGGTATTTGTGCTGCCGCGCGAACCGCTCCATCTGCCGGCCGAGCAGGTCGATCTCCTTGAAGTCGCTGCCGGTTTTCTTTTCCTTCCACGTCAGCGCCAGATAGCGGGCCAGCGTCTCGTTCTCGGCGCGCTGCAGCGGGCTTGCCGCCTCCCACCCGTCGCGGGTCTTCCAGCTCGCGACGGTGGACACGGGAACCCGCAGCTCCTCCCCGATCTGGGTCAGGGTCCAGTACCGCCAGTAGAGCGAGCGCGCGACAATCCGCAGCGGCACCTCGGGCGGGAGCCGGTCGGCGCCGTCGGGCGCACCGCAGGTGGGAAGGTCGGCAACGGGATCGGTCATGTCCCGCCACGCTATGGCCGCCGGGCGCCCACCCCGAAGTCCGCCGCCTTGTAAGCCCCGGCCTCACAACGGGCGCGCGTTGTCAAAGCGCGCCCCGGCTTGCTCTCTGGCCCGGTTGAAGCGCCGTTCCCCGCCCCGCAGCCCGGGGATCGGCCGACACCCAGGACGGAGCAACGTCGATGAAGACCAAGAAGTTTCGCGTAGCGGTCGAGGGCGCCACCACCGATGGCCGCACGATCGAGCGCAACTGGCTGCAGGAGATGGCCGAGACCTACAACCGCGATACCTACGCGGCCCGGGTCAACCTCGAACATATCCGCGGCGTCACCGCCGATGGCCCCTTCCAGGCCTATGGCGACGTGATCAGCCTCTCCACCGAGGAGGTGACGCTGGAACTCGGCGGCAAGCAGGAAAAGCGCCTCGCCCTGATGGCCGAGATCGATGCGCTCGATCCGCTCGTGGCGATGAACCAGAAGCGGCAGAAGCTCTACTCGTCAGTCGAGATCCAGCCCAACTTCGCGAACTCCGGCAAAGCCTATCTGGTCGGCCTCGCTGTTACGGACAGCCCAGCCAGCCTCGGCACCGAAATGCTCCAGTTCGCCGCCCAGCTGGTCCAGGCCGGCAAGGAAAGCCCGCTGGCCGCCCGCAAGCAGGACAAGGCCAACCTGTTCAGTGCCGCCCAGGAAATCACCCTGGAGTTCGCGGAAGAGCAGCAGGAACAGAACACCGGCCTGCTCGCCTCGATCAAGGCCGCGCTCGACAAGTTCACGGCCGCCGCCCCCGCCCCGGCTGCCCCTCCGGTAGCACCGGCTGCTCCTGCCGAGCCCAAGGCCGAACCGGACGCGCAGTTCGCGGCCCAGTTCGCCACCCTGGGCGAGGCGATGACCGCCATGGTTTCGGGGATCGAGGCGCTGTCGAAGTCCACCGGCGAGCAGATCACCCGGCTGTCGGCCGAACTCGGCACGCTCAAGGAGACGGTCGAGAAGATCCCGGCGCCGGGCTTCACCCAGCGTCCCCTTTCCACCGGCGGCAGCGGCTCGATCAAGACCGACTGCTGATCAGCTGACCCGCAACCCGCCCTAACCCCGCACCCGCAACCCCCAGTCCCCGTTCCGGCCCGCGCCACAGAAGGTATCGAGACAATGCGCAACGAAACCCGGCTCCTGTTCAACGCCTATGTCAGCCAGATCGCGCTGATCAACGGCGTTGGCGATGCCCACACCAAGTTCTCCGTCGATCCGGTGGTCGAGCAGCGCCTCGAAGCCAAGATGGCGGAATCGTCCGAGTTCCTGCAGGCGATCAACGTCGTCCCGGTGATCGAGCAGACCGGCCAGACCCTCGGGCTCGGCACCACCCGCACCATGGCCGGCCGGCAGGACACCTCCGGCGGCACCAAGCGCAACCCCACCGATCCGACCGGCAATTCGGAGACCAACCTCTACTTTTGCCGGCAGACCAACTTCGACTGGGCGCGCCGCTACGCTCTCATGGATGCCTGGCGCCACCGCCCGGACTTCGAGACCATGCTGCGCGACGCCATCCTTCGCCAGCAGGCGCGCGACCGGATCATGATCGGGTGGAACGGCACCTCGGCCGCCGCCACGACTGACCGCACCGCCAACCCGCTGCTTCAGGACGTCAACATCGGGTGGCTGCAGAACATCCGCACCCGCGCCCCGGCGCAGGTCTTCAACGACGGCAGTCTGACCGTGAAGTCGGACGGCACCAACAACGCCGCGCTGAAGAAGATCTACGTCAAGCCGGGCGTGGAGCTCTTCGACGCGAACGCGGCCTACAACGCCACCGGCGGTTCGGCCCATGCGGTGGCGGACTACTCCTCGCTCGATGCCCTCGTGCTGGATGCGAAGCGCATGCTGCCCGAATGGCACCGCGGCAACACCGATCTGGTGGTGATCGTCGGCCACGACCTGGTGGACGACAAGTATTTCACCATCGCCCAGACCACCGGCGCCACGGCGACTGAGGTCGAAGCGACCGACCGCATCCTGCGCTCGGAAAAGCAGATCGGCGGGCTTCCCGCGGTCCGGGTGCCGTTCTTCCCCGCCACCGCGATCCTCATCACCACCCTCTCCAACCTGTCGATCTATTGGCAGGAGGGCACCCGCCGCCGCTTCCTCAAGGACGAGCCGGAGCTGGACCGCGTGGCCAACTACGAGAGCGTCAACGAGGACTACGTGGTCGAGGACTACGAGCTGGTTGTCCTGGTCGAGAACATCTCGATCGGCGGCGCCCCGGCCCGCCCGGCTCCGTAAGGAATACCCGAGGGCGTTGACCGGGCTACCTGGCTGACCCGCCGGCAACCCGTAGCCAAGCAAGAAAAGGGGGAGGGTCGACGCCCCCTATCGGAATCCCCGGTGAGAAACCTGCCCCGTTGCAGTCAGCTCACCGGGGTACGTTCCGCCACAGAGGAAACCCGCCATGGCCTACAGCCCCGCCCTTGCCCACCGCCAGCGTGTCCTGGCTTCGCTCGCCACCGAACAGGCCGGCGCTGCTGCCGCCGGCCCCTCTGCGCCACCCATGCCCGAGACCGGCCCGGTTGCAGGCGAATACGCGCAGCTGCTGATCGCCCTCGGCGACGATCTGCGACAGCTGCAGGACGTCCAGTCGATCGAGCGCAAGATCGAGGCCAAGCGCGCCCTGATCCAGCGTTACCTCCCGTGGGTAGACGGAGCCGTCGCCGCCGGCGAAGAGGCTGAAACCGCACCGCAGGACGAAATTGTCGCGCGCATGCTGCTCTGGGCGATGGACGTGGGTGATTGGCCCCGCGCCCTCGCGATCGCCGGCCATGTGCTGCGCCACGGCCTTGCCCTGCCGCAGGGCTTCACCCGCAAGCCTGCCGCCGCCATCGCCGAGGAAGCCGCCGAGGCCGGCCTTAAGAAGCCGGTCCTGATCGACTGCGAGACGCTGCAGCAGGTCGCCGCGCTGACCGCCGATGCGGACATGCACGACCAGATCCGCGCCAAGCTCGAAAAGGCCATTGCCCTCAGCTTCGCCGCCAAGGCAGAGGCCTTCGACGCCGAAGCGGAAAGCGCCCAGGCCGGCGGCAAGGCCGCGCTGGTGTCGTCCGCCCTCGAACACTTCCGGCGCGCCCTCGGGCTCGACCAGAACTCGGGCGTGAAAAAGCACATCGAACGCCTCGAGGCGGAACAGCGCAAGCTTGCCCAGCCCGCCCCCGCACAGGACGACGCCAAGTGACCCCGGGCATGGTCGAAGAGAAGGCGCAGCAGTTGAAGGCTGCTCTCGCCGCGTCCGATGATGCACCGCCGGAAGCTGCGCTGATCGTGGACCTGTTGGTCGGCATGGCGCTCAATCTCGCCCACCTCGCTCACCCCGCTGGAGATTCCAAATGAGCTATTCCTTCTCGGTCGTGGCCGCCACGGCCGCCGCTCTCGCCGCCGCCGCATCCGCCAAGCTGGACGAGGTCTGCGCGCAGCAGCCCATCCATGAACGGGATCGCGGCGTCGCGGACCAGACCATCGCTTCGGTTCTGGCGCTCACCGCAGAGCCTGCCGAGGGTCAGCACCTGCACGCCACCGTCACGGGTTCATGCTGGGGCCCGGAAGATGGCCCGCTCACCGGCGCTTCGCTCAGTGTCTCGATCTACCCCATCCCGGCCACCGGCTGAACCAGCTGCGCCACCCGCGCCGGGGGGCGGGAAGGTTCGAACGACCCTAAATCGTCCGGCCCGGCCCTCACCCCCCACCCCTTTCGAAGGTAAGTCGCCATGTCGTTCGTCGCCGTTCCGCCCGCCCCGCAAAGCCCGGCGAACACGGAAGTCTCGGCGGGCGACTGGTGGCCTACGGTCGATTGCAACGCCGTGCGCGATGCGCTGCGCCTGGGCGACGTTGTCACTCACCCCCGCCTGGTCGGCGCGATCGAGGGGGCCTTGATAACGGTCACCGGCGAGCTGCGCGAATGGAAGGCGGCGCAGGTCGCGGCCGGCCATGCGGGCCTGGTGGACGTCGATCCGGACGAGGAGATCAACGGGATCACCCGGCTCGAAGTCCTGTTCCAGCGCGCCGTGCGCTTCACCGCCGGAGCCGAGCTGCTCGAAGGCCACCGCGACGCCGCCGCGACGAACGAACTGCTCAACCGCGCCGACGCCGAGATCCAGACCGCCGGCGACTATCGCCGCCTCGCCACCCACGCGATCCGCGACATCATCGGCACCACCCGCACCACGGTGGAGCTGATCTGATGACCTTCCCCGCCCCCGATCCGCTGCTGAAGGAACAGTGCGAACGCTGCGAAGCACCGATCGAGGAGCCGCGCCTCGCCGTGGGCCTGCGCTCCTGTTGGCCCTGCGGCGCGCGCGATCCGCACAGCCCGCCATGGGATATCGGCCCGGATGACGTCGGAGCGGTCGCCTCATGACCAGCACCGTCTTTGCGCGACAGGGCGACACACTGGACCTGATCTGCTGGCGAGAGCTCGGCAGGACCGCCGCCGTGGTCGAACAGTGTTACGAGCTGAACCGCGGCCTCGCCGAAGCCGGGCCGATCCTGTCCGAAGGCACGCCCGTCGTTCTTCCCGATCCCCCCGCCACCGCCGCCGCCCCGCGCGAAACCGTCAATCTCTGGGACTGATCTGACATGCCGAACGAAATCACCGACTGGCGGGACTTCTTCTTCTGGTGGTCGGCCAGCCTCTTTGCCAGCACCATGGTCGTGGTCGCGCGGCTCGGCATGAAGCTCTACGGCGCGGCCGGCGATCCGCCGGAAGATCCGGTGATGGAGGCGCACTGGGCGCGCCGCCGCCGCTGGCTGGCGATCGGCGAGCTTTCCGCCCTGCCCAGCTTCGCCACCCTGTCCGTGGTCCTGGTCAGCTTCTACCACCTCAACCCGGTGGCCGGCGTCCTGATCGCGATCGCACAGGGGTTCATCGGCTTCCCCCTGCTGCTCGACGGGGCGGCCTGGCTGTTTCGGAAACGGATCGGCATGGCTCCCGCCGCCGGAGAATGACATGCGCGACATCGTGATCATCGTCTCGATCGCCACCGGCCTTCTCGCCTTCGGCGCCCTTGCCGCCGCGATCTGGCACACCTGCCGGATCGAGTGGTTGCGCCACCACCCGGGCGACCGCTGATGCAGAAACCCGCGTCCCTCCGCGCGGCCATCGCCGAGACCCTGCCGGCCCTCGCCCGCGATCCCGACCGGCTGCGCATGTGGGTGGACAAGGGGCAGGTGCGCGCCACCGGCACCCCCTCGCCCGGCTTCGAATGGGTCTACACGCTGAGCCTCTACATCAGCGAATACACCGATCACCCGGCTATTCTCGTCCACCTGGTCAACCAGTGGCTCGCCACCAACCAGCCCGATCTCCTGCTCTCCCGCTCAGGCTATGCCTTCGAGGCCGAGATCGTGGACGACAAGACCTTCGACCTGCTCTTCGAACTGCCCCTGACAGAGGCGGCGATCGTCACCGCGGCCACCGATGGTGGGTGGAACATCGAACATCCCGGCGAGCCCGATCCGCTCCTGCCGGATGAGCTGCCCCTCTCCAACCCGCCGGGCACCCTGCGCGAGATCTGGCGCAACGCCGATCCCGACGAACGCATTGTGCCCGTCTGACCATGGCCGAACCCTCCGGCCTCGAAGCGATCGAACCGTGGATCGAAGGCTATCTCGCCAAGCTGAAACCGGGCGAGCGCAGCAAGGTCGCCCGCATGATCGGCATCATGCTCCGCCGCGCGAACTCCCAGCGCATCCTCGCCAACGTGGAGCCGGACGGCGGCGCCATGGAGCCGCGCAAGGACCGGAAGGGTCGCCGCCGCGCCCGCAAGGGCAAGATGTTCCGCAAGACTGGCAAGCTGCGCAACATGCGCGTGCGCCCCTCGCCCGATGGGGTGGAGGTCGATTTCACCCGCCTGGTCGCCGGCACCGCCCAGGTCCACCACTTTGGCCTGATTGACAAGGTGGACAGCCGGATCCCGAACTCTATCAAGGTCCGCTACCCGGCCCGTCGCCTGCTGGGCTTCAGCAAGGCGGACCGCGAGGCGATCATGGACGAAGTGATCAAATGGGTCGGCGAATAGGGATCGAAATCGCCGGTCCGTCGTTTACCTCGCCATGCCCCGCAAATTGTCGATCGAGGTTGATGGCAAGCGTTTCACGGTCGATCGGCCGATGACGGAAGCCCAGGCGCGTGAGTGGCTGTTTGATCAGGCGGTTCGCCTGACCACCCGCGAACCGATCGTGGTCGACAAGCGGCACTGAACCAAAAAAATCACAGCAGCGCTTGGAAGATCAGTGACCGGCGAGACTTTCATGGATCCGCTCGGCGGGACCGGCGAGCGTCGAGCTAACGAGGTTTGCCACGAGATAGGCCCCGCTCAGGGCCAGCGCCGCCCCCAACACCAGATTGAACACTTGAGAGGCCCGTCTGCTTTGCGCTGCAAGGTCGATCGCGTCAGGCTGGCGAACCGTCACTATTGTCTTGATTAAATCGGGACTTATTCGAGGTGCTGAAGCACACCCGATACCGAGGGAGGAAAGGTCAATAGGGTCTCTCGACCGTACTCCGCACCGGGCGCCGCGAGACCATCGCACCTGACCGACTATGCGCAACTGGCCTCTCTGAATTTCCACGAAGGTTCCCCGGGCTGGAACACTTTCCCCCTTCAGCATGAGGCCCTGCCGCGAGACGTTGCAGATCGCCACTTCATGCCATGAGCTGGCATCCCGCAGCTGGGCGCGGAGACTTACCGTGTGTCGGGGCTGGCGATCATGAACGCTGCTCATGCGCGCAATTTAAAGCACTGCAGTTAAAAGAAAGTTTGTCCCACACCGATCTGCATTGTGAAGCGGGCACCCGCAATCGAGCCATGGAGGTAGCGCGCTTAGTAAAAAGGAAGCGCCGCTCACACTGAACGGCGCTTCGAGGATTCCATTCACGCCGGCGCCGTGATCAGGACGGGGGGCGGCCACGGCACCTTGCTTCCGGTAACCCTCACGGCCGGTCGCTGTTCCTATCCGTTCGGCATTTATGGCCAGAGCGTCCCGGCCCCCTTGTAAAGCTGCGCGTCGGTTTTCGCGCCCAGATAGGACAGCGCCTTGCCCTTGGCACCGCGATAGGTTGCGGGCGGGACTGCGGGATACCAGTGCAATGCGATCAGACCGGCACCGGCCGACCCGCCGTTGTTGCCGCTGCGCCGCCCGCCACCGCCTCCGGCGCCATAGCTGCCGCCGTTCATGCCGGCGCCATTGGCGGTCAGGCCGCCGGCGCCCGATCCGGACCCGGCCGTGCCATATTCGAGTGTGGACGACGTGCCGGCCGTGTTGGCCGCCGCGCCTGCCGTTGTCCCGTTGTTCGCCGCCCCCCCGGTATTGCCGGAGGCGTTGCCTCCCGTCCCGGTCAGGGAATTTGCCGCCCCCGCAGCCATCTTGCCCCGGCCGCCGGCGCCACCGCCCGCCCCGCCGGTGGTCCCGGCTGCGCTGCCGTTGCCGCCCGCCATCTTCGCGTCGCCGGTAGAATTTGCCGTCGTCCCGCCAGACGTGGTTGTAGCGCCAGCGCCCGCGGCCAGCACGGTGCCGCTGGAGTTGAACCAGGTGGCGCCGGTGCCCGTCGCGGTGCCGTTCGCCGCGCCGATCTGGCACGACGCGGAGCCGCCAGGTGTCAATCCCGAGATCCCCCATTTCGCCGACCAGGCACCACCGCCCCCTCCGAGGCCGTTGGACGGAGATCCTGTCCCAGTTCCGGCGCCGCCGTTTGATCCCGCGCCGATGCATTCGACGAAGTTGCTGTCGGTCCAGTCAGAGGGCAGCGTCACTGTGGATCCAGAAGTGACCAGCTGGCGCTTCCAGTTGGTGCTCTGGAACCCGCTCGGCACGGTGAGCCCGGTGGTGGCCTTCGCGCCGAAGTTGAACGTCAACTGGGA